GCGCCCCAAAAAAGTCAAGGCTTTTTTGCAAAGCAAAAACCGTGCCAGCCCGATATAATAAAAAATAAAGGCCAAGATAATATTATCCTGGCCGATTATATGTTATTAGTTAGGCATTATCTCGAATTCAAATTCTTCTTCAAACCAAGAGAATCCCCCAGATTTAATAGCCAATTCCGCGCCATTAAAATAATTCTCAATAATATATTCTGATAAATCTTTTGTATATTTCCCTAGAATACAATCAATTTCGCCCCATTCATCTTCTTTAACCTTATCTAATTCGCCGCTAATATCAGCATTTAAAAGATTAGAAGCCTCGCAAAAATCAATTTTAATATGCATTTTATTTAATCTCCAAATCAATTACCTGATATTCAAATTCAGGGTTAATAATATATTCAGGGTCATTAATAATCTTATTCAGAATAGGATTATCTTCCTCATTATCTGAATCGGGTATTTCAATAACAAAGTATAATTTAATTTGCATTATCTTTTTAATAGGGGATTATTAATCCCCTATTACCTTTTAATTAACCTGCGGTATAATGGTCTTTTACCTGAAACGCTCTCCAATTATATGGAGTAATTTTTTCACGCCATTTATTCTTTTTGAGAATCTCAACCATAATCGGCAATTCAAAATCTTTCGCATCTTCTAATGCAGTATGCGGTTCGTCGATAATATTACCGGAAATAAAACCTGCTACAATTTCCGCATTAGTTTTAATAGTCATATTGCCGAATTGAGTTTTATTATTAAAACCGTGATTATCCAAAACAAATTGCTTATATTGTTTTGTATTGCAGATATTACCAACGGCAGCTTGCCACAAACAAAACTTTGATTTAAAACCTGATAAATCAATTCCAGTTTTTTCGCATTTATCCAAATCAAATGCGAGATTATATGCAGTTAATTCAGGATTATATTTACCGATTGCCTGTTCAATCCATTTATTAATAGCATTAACAGAGGCCAACATTCTTTTACCTGAATTAAGCATATTAATATAATTATTTTTGCGTTTTTCTAATCCTGAATAACCCCAAATATCGTTTGCGGCTTTATCATGGAATAACTCAAAACGATCATAATGGTCTTTTACCATAACAGCGCATTGATTATGAATAATGCCTTTGCGATCTACAATAATAATGGCAAAATCGGCCACCGTGTTTTCCATTGTCGTTTCAGTATCGAGAATTGCAAAAAATTGTTTTTTAGCCATGCTATTTACTCCATTTTGAATACCGGAAAAGGCCGGATTCTCGCCTGTCTTACTAAGTCATTATTTTATCAAAACGCCTAACCCTAGTCAAGCGTTTTTGTAAATTAATGCCCTTGATTTGATGGAATATAAACGCCCTTGCATTTGAAATAATCACAAATTGCTTTAAGATACTTTGCATTATCTTCAAACATTGTAATATCTTTAATATTCTTGAATTGTTTTAGAGAAAGCAATTTTTTCAATCCGGCGATTTTCATATCCGCACCGCCTCGATTATCATTATCAGCCCGATAAATCATCGCATTAGGCTTTCCAAGCTTATTATCAATAAAAGCCCATGAAGCCGTGTTCATTGTGCGCGCAGTCGCAATAATGACAAAATATTCCGGATCTTTTAGCATCGCCTGATATTCTGCTGCCATTGGCAAAAGTTCGTCAAAATACGCACCGCGTTCATTTTCACGCCAAAATGCCAGATCAATTTTTGTTGCATCTTCTTTTGATACACGGTATCTCCAAGAAGAATCTACCAAAACCCCATCCATGTCAAAAATCGCAATTTTCTTAATTTTAGCCATTTTCTTTTTCCTTCGTTTCGTTATTTGATGGAGTAATTATACCGGATTATTTCAGATAAGACAACAAGCCAACGAAATTAATTACAGTAAAAAATCCCCATTGCATAATCGCAGCATTTGCCTTGTCTTTGATGCTAACAAACAACCAAGACAAAGAGCCAATCAGGAAAAAGATGTAACCAAAATCCTGCAAACCGTTATTCATGGCAACCAAAATTGAGCCAATAATGCCTGAAACCGTACCAATCCAGCCTGTTACATTTGTCATTTTTCCTGCTCCTGATTCGTTGTTGATGCGTTCATTATACAGGCTTTTTGCCATTGTGCAACAAATATTTGTAAATATTTTCATTTATTATTCTAGCGTTTTCCTATCATACCGGCCAGGTTTTGGCAACAAATTTATTTTTTATTTTTCCTTGCATTTCCTCAATTTTTGTGGTAAAATTGGCGCGCCCCATTCTGGTGCGTAGTGCTGGCCTTCGGCCAATAACACAAAAACGGATATTTTGCAAGCAAAATATTTTTTAACAAACCGCTTGACGCGGCCCAATTTTATATGATAAAATTGGCGCAGTTTTGTCAAGGAAAAATAATCCTTGACAAAACCTGGCCGGTGTGCTATTCAATGTCAATACCAAAATGCCGTTTAATTCTTTTACATTCTTTCTGAAAGAATGCGCCGTGATTAACTTTCTTTCCATTAATGAATTGAATACAATGTACCATTTCGTGAATAAGGGTTGATTTAAAAACCTTTTTATCTTTGCAATATCTTTTAGATAATCTGATCTCACCGCATTTCATTTTGCCATGATAATACCCTACGAAAACCCCCATTAATTCTTTTGAATTATTAAAGGTTAATGTAAGATTAATATCCGCCTTTCTTATTGCGCTGCTAAATATCTTTTTATCATATTCCATAAAGTATTTAGCGGCTTTGTCTAATGATGGTTTCATTATCTTATTTCCAAATAACAGAAATTAAAGTATAACCCATATTGATATATTTTTCAAGTAGAGTTTTATTATCGGTTACAACGGCAGCCATGCCATTCTTTTTATTGAAAAGGTTATATACGATTTGCATGATATTCCCCTAAGATTTAATCAAGCGGCCTATTTAAAAGCCGCTTTGTTAAATGTTAGCTAACAATATCTTTCGACAGTTTAGCATCTTTGATGCAATTCAGAATCTTAGCAAGGGCAGTCTTATTTGCCTTTGTCAAGCTATCTGCTTCTGCTTCTGTCAATCCACAAAGCATAGCCAGTTGATCCGAAAGTGCATCTTTCTTAACAACAGCCTCACCGGATTTGCTTACCCGTTCTTTCGCTTTGTAATGACCCTCACGGCTCAATTTTGCAACAATGCTGCGGGTGGTCTTACCGAAAGCAACAGCAAGAGCTTCGACGGATTCACCTGCGGTGAAACGTGCAACCAGTTCGCCGGTCTGTTCGGCGGTGTAATTTACTGCTTTGGCGGTCGTTGCCATAATGATTCTCCATTTGGATCGGGTTGGAAGTTTAGGGATTTCGCTGATCCGTTTCGTCATCCCATGTAAAGAATTATACAGATCATCACCTAACAACGCAAGCCTTTTGTGCATCTAAATTGTAACAAATTGTAACAGAAATATTCAATCGTCATCTGCCAGGGGAAGCAAAAACCATGCCAGACCCCAGGGCGGTTCCGAGACATGCGGGTGTCATTATTGCGGTGGGCCCATCCGCACGTAGACAACTATGGGATTTTCTCCAAAAGCATTAATGGTGTTATATGCATCCAATTGCATCCAATTGCATCCAATTGCATCCAATTGCATCAAATTAAAACAGACTATCAATTTTACAGCCACCACACACCAATTTAAAAAATTTTTTATTATTTTTTAAAGCACCCAAAATTTTACTATTGACATTAATCACCCAAGATGTTATAATAATGTATCTCAATAGAGGAATAATAACATGGCATTACCAGTAGCATCACCAGCACAAGCATTAGCAATTAGTCCAGAAGCTTTGGAAATCGCTAATAGCTATTTAACTACGCAGAATATGCAGAAAACAGCAAATGAACTTTGCATTTCCGTAGAGCAGGTAACCGAATCTCTAGAACGTAGAGAAGTTAAGGCATATATTGATAGCGTCTTTCTTGATTCTGGCTTCAACAATAGGTACCGGATGAGAGAGGTTATGGACGCTATCATTAGTAAGAAACTGCAAGAACTCGATGAAGCCGAGGTCGGAAGCAGCAAGGATATCGCAGACCTTCTAGCCCTAAGTCATAAGATGACAATGGAGCAGATGGACAAAGCTATCCAGTTAGAAAAAGTGAGAGCCGGTAACTCTGTAAAGACGCAAGTTAACATGCAGATTAACGATAATTCCGGAGACGGAACTAAGTATGGCTCTCTTATTAGCAAATTACTTGGAGCAAATACTTGACCCTACAAGATGTTAGCCTTAAATATAATAAGGCTACCGAATTACTTAATAAGGGTAACTACAAGAAAGCACTTTCAGGCTTTAAAGAAGTTATCCGAACTTACCCCTGCAAAGAGGCCTATACAAATATTGGAAATTGTTATAGGGCTTTAGGTCAGGACAAATTAATGTTTGATTCTTACGAGAAAGCTCTTAGTCCTCGTACACCTTATCTGGACTCATCGTCTACCTCACATTTACACGCTATGAACAATTTAGGGTTAGCGCAGTATATGTACGGTGATGATGATGCTGCGATTGCGCTCTATACTCGTGCGATCAAGGAGAAACCAGACTTTTGGGAAGCTTGGTGGAACTGTTCTACTGCTAAACTGAGAATCGCCTCTTCTACTAATACTGGGTGGTCTGAGGCTTGGGAGATGTATAAAGCTCGCTTTCTTAAATCTCCTCCAGTGGTATTGAAGAATAAACGCCCCGGTTTAGAATACTGGGATACTATTAGTTCCGGAGATGCTATCGTCATTCTAGTGGAACAAGGTATTGGTGATAGTATTATGTTTGGAAGGTATCTGTCATTGTTACCTTTTAAACGGGTTTACGTACAGTGCGATCCTTCCCTAGAGCCAATCTTTTCAGATTTCATATGTGTACGTGATGCTATTGATATTAATGAGGATTCCCTCGTAGCATACCCTATTTGTTCTCTCGGAGAATGCTTCTTAGACATTCCACCTGGAGATTGGTTAAAAGGAAAGTTTGGTTCTCATGAATTTGATTCGTCACGTCTTAATATTGGGATTGTATGGGCTGGTAGTCCAACTCATGCTAATGATGCTTATCGCAGTGTTCCTATTAATCGTTTCCATGGGCTTAGCCGCCACGCTGATCTTTTTTCCCTTACTCCTGGGTTTAAGAGCACTAAGTTTGTTACTGGTCTGGACATCAAATCGTGGGAAGATACAGCGCGGTACATTAATGGACTTGATCTCGTCATTGGGGTCGATACGTCGGTAATGCACATGTGCGGTAGTTTAGGACGTCCTGGACTACTTCTGCAACCATACAAAGAGACTGACTTTAGATGGGGTGTTATTCCTTCTAAAGATGTTATTAGTACAACCTCTGTATGGTATGACAGCATTCGTGTAATCAATAATCCACAATCGTGGGAAACAGTATTTTCTAGAGTAGAGAGTTTAATATGCGGTACGTAGACGGAAGATGGGGCCGCACATGGTTCTATGGCAAAGACGAGTATGTTGGTCGCTCACTATTTCATTATGGCGAATACAACCCTGAAGAAACCGAGAAAATCATAACTCTAGCTTCTGGTACTTGCTTGGATATTGGAGCTAACTTCGGAGTAATGGGACAAGCACTAGAAGCTAATGGCTTTACTGTCATCAGCTTTGAGCCACAGCCAGATGTATTCGAAGTACTATCTAAGAATGTTAGAGGTACCTGCTATAACATGGGCTTATCTGATGCGCCAGCCACCTTAAGTATGCCAAAGATCCTTAGAGGTTCACGAGCGAACTATGGTGGGCAGTCGATCGGCACACGTTCGGAATTAGGCACCATTCCAGTATCTGTAGTTACTTTAGACAGCTTTGAGTTTAGTGATATTGGCTTTATGAAGATCGACGTAGAAGGCTTTGAAGAGCGCGTGTTACGTGGAGCTGTCTCCACCATAGCACGCTGCCGTCCTATCATGTACATTGAAGATGATAGACGTGAAAAATCCGCTTCCCTTCGTGCTTATATTACATCCTTAGGCTATACGATTGAAGAGCATTTTCCGCCTCTTTATAGTCCAGATAATTACTTTAAGCTGGAGCGTAATATCTGGGACAGAAATTACGTTAGCCATAACTTAATCTGTACGCCATGCTAGAAGTATCACGTAAAGACGTAAAATCTCATACACTAGAGTACTTTGATGCTAGTGATAGGTTTATTAAGCTACCTATCGAAAACTACTTGAAGCTAATGCCTTCGCCAGTAGATAAAAGCCTTAGTGTATACGATAGCCTTAACGAGCCTCAGATAGCTCTAATTAACGCTATTAATAACCCTAAGTATCGCTTCGTGTGTGCGGCACTCGCGCGCCGGTTAGGAAAGACCTTTATCGCAAATATCATTGCTCAGATGATTGTGCTAATTCCTAACTGTAATGTGCTAATTATGTCTCCTAATTACTCACTATCAAACATTTCCTTTGAGCTTCAGCGTAAGTTCATTGCACAGTTTGAGCTAGAAGTAATTAGAGATAACTTGAAAGACCGCGTTATTGAACTATCCAATGGATCCACAGTTCGTGCAGGTTCTATCAATCAAGTGGATAGTTGCGTCGGACGTTCTTACCAGCTTATTCTATTTGACGAGGCTGCTCTAAGTTCTGATGGTGAAGCGGCTTTTAATGTATCGTTGCGACCAACGCTAGATCGCCCAAACTCTAAAGCTATCTTTATCTCTACACCTCGAGGTAAGAAGAACTGGTTTAGCCGCTTTCATGCTCGTGGGTACTCTCCAGACTTTCCACAGTGGTGCTCTCTGATCGCAGACTGGAAAGAAAACGACCGAATGTCGGAAGCCGATATTCTAGAAGCTAAACGCGGTATGAGTGCAGCAGAATTCGAACAGGAGTACTATGCTAGCTTCAATACTTTCCAAGGTCAGATCTTCTCACTATCTACAGAGAATATCATTGAAGAACTTCCAGAAGGCAATTATGAGTTCTTCGCTGGTATGGATCCTGGATATAAAGATCCTACTGCTTTTGTGGTATTTGCTTATGATAATAGCAATGATTCTTACTATATAGTAGATGACTACCTAGAAGCGGAGAAAACTACTAAACAGCATGCAGCATCTATTCAAGAACTTATCCTAAAGTGGGGCATTGATGCAATCTTCATCGACCCTGCATCAGCACAATTTGCAGCAGACTTGGCTTATCAATACGATATCGCTACAATCAAAGCAAAGAAGCAAGTTCTAGAAGGTATTGCATATACTCAAACTTTGGTTCAGCAAGATAGAGTTAAGATTCTATCCCACTGTACCCATGTACTAGACGCTATGGATCAATATCAATGGGATCCAAACGAAGCTCTAGTTAACGAAAAGCCATTACATAATGAAGCGTCTCACATTGCAGATGCTATAAGATATGGCTTATATACATTTACAGCATGAGAACTCCATCATCAGCAATACACCTAAAGACAGGTGATGTATATGTAATCAAAGGCACTGCCATCGACGCTACTAATGGTAGCGAAGAGGGCAGGCTTATGGTAATATACGAAAGAAATGACAAGACATATGTCAGAGATATTCGCGAGTTTATCCTTAAATTCGAGATTAAAGAATAATGAGCTCAGGAATATACAAACTAACCTTCAGTGATGGTTCTGTATACATCGGCAAGTCATCTAATATTGACAAACGCTGGTCGCAGCACGGTAAGGCTATGTCAAAAGGCACACATACTAAAAAGATTCAAGAATGTTATGAAAAGTATGGTGAGCCTAAGTATGAAGTAATATTCGAATGTCACCCAGATCACATAGATATAATGGAAAACTATTTCATTTCTATGCACTGGAGTGAAAGAATATTAAATACTACTAAACCTTTCGACCTATCTAGGGAAGATAAAGATACTCTAAATAGAGTTAATGACTACGTATGGAGTATTAGTACCTTTGACCATTTACGTAATTGGTTAAGAGTACAGAAGGAACTCGAGAAAGTAGTTAATACTCTAGAGGATCTTAAATCTGGAAGTCTAGCAGAAGAACTCGAAGACGATATAGAAGTATTGCAGGAACTTTTAGACAGTTCTCAGGAAGAAGTCAAGCGACTAAAATCTAGAGGACTATTTGCTAGAATCTTCAACTTATAGGATATACTATGGGATGTAAGCCAGGTAAGAAACCACCTAAGAAGTAATATATAGTAAAGCCTCGCTTTGTCGAGGCTTTATTTATGTACAGCATAAAAAATTTCGTCATTGACTTCTGGTACCTTTGCTAGTATAATAGTGGTTAATGTGAAAGAAAAAGTTTAAGGACGCGTAGTGGCAAAGAACACTGGAAACAAGAGAGTGGCTGTTAAGTGGGTACGAGACTGCGCTAAGTCGGCTTATGAGAAGAAAGATAGTTGTCATATCTGCGGCTCAACTGAGGACTTAGAGCTTCATCATACTAACTCAGTTACACTATTGCTAGAAAAGTGGGCTAAAGACAATGGAATTGACATCTCTACTGATGACGCCATTGTTGCCGTTAGGGACGACTTTATAGCCCAGCACTATAATGAGATATACGTGGAAGTGTTTACGCTATGTAATAAGCACCACGTTGCCTTACATAGAGTATTCGGCAAAGCGCCCCCACTACCTACTTCTCAGAAACAGGTTCGCTGGATTGAGAAACAAGTAGCTAAACGGTTAGGTATAGAACCTATGGTAGAGGAAGCCCCTTTATCTAAGCCAAAGAGTGGCACCTTTAGCAAGTTCTATTAAGGACGTTTATGCAGTGGAACCCACTAAGCTGGTTTACTAAAGAAAACCCAGCACAAGAACAAATTATGCATTCAGAAGGTACTCAGGTAGCTTCTGATGCGCTAATAACATATGCCCAGGCATTTGATAAACTAGAGTCAGTAAGTCGCGGTACAAATTTAATTGTATCAGCCGCAGCTAGTTTAGACTATGATGTAAAAGATAAAATTCTGGATGGTATAACAGTTGGTATTAGACAGAAAAGTCTTAATAATTTATTAAACTTTCGCCCTAACCCTTACCAGTCAGCACAAGAGTTTCGTACCCATATATTTACAGATTATGTCCTAGAGGGCAATATCTTTATTTATTACGATGGTGCTTTCTTATATCATCTACCTGCAGCCAATATGGTTGTAGAGCCAGATGCTAAGACTTTTGTAGCTGGTTATACTTATAACGGTATAACAAAGTTCAAGCCTACAGAAATTATTCATATTAAAGATATTAGTAGCAGCTCAGTATATAGAGGAACCTCTAGACTAGCTTCAGCCACTAGATCAATTAATACTCTTTACAAGATGCATCAGTTCCAAGATCAATTCTTTGACAATGGAGCTATTGCAGGTATCGTAATCGAAACAGATAATACTCTTAGCCAACTAGCTAAGGATAGAACGATTATGAACTGGATGACTAAGTACTCTGTTAAGAATGGTGCTAAGCGCCCAATGATTCTTGATAGTGGCCTAAAGTTAAAGAGTATTGGAGATTCGAACTTTAAAGATATGGACTTTGATGTTAGCATCAAGACACATAACATGAAAGTTCTAATGGCTTTAGGTGTTCCACAAGTTCTTATTGACGGTGGAAACAATGCCAATATCTCTCCCAATTTACGATTATTTTATCTAGAGACTGTAATACCTATTGTTAAGAGGTTCACCTCTGCAATCGAGTACTTCTTTGGATATGATATTGATGTAGTAACCTCCAATGTATCAGCTCTGCAACCAGATATTAAGGAAATCGCCTCTTATCACGCAACATTAGTAAACGGGGGTATTATTACCCCGAATGAAGCGCGTACAGAGTTACGATACCCTACTAAACCTGGACAGGACGACATTAGAGTTCCGGCTAACATAGCAGGATCAGCTGCTAATCCAACCGAGGGTGGTGCTCCCAAGAAGCCGAAAGAACCTGTAGCACCATAAGGAGTTTTATGAAACAAAAGATTATATATCTTAATCAGCAATTTCAGAAAAGCGTACCCCTACCGACAGCAAATGATCCTATCGACTCTATCTTCATTGAAGGCTATGCAAATTGCACCTCAGTAGATAGATCGGGCGACGTCATTCCAATGACGGCGTGGAGTAAGGCTCTGGAAAACTATCTCAAGAATCCTATCATTTTAGCTCAGCATGATCACGATGAACCAATTGGTCGCATGGTTGAACATTCTGTAGATGAAAAAGGCCTTTGGGTAAAAGCACGTATTTCAGCAGCCGCTGAGGATACGTTTAACTTAATTAAAGATGGCGTACTAACTGCGTTTAGCGTTGGATTCGTTATCAAAGATGCTATCTATGATTCACTAACTGATCTGTTCATTATTAAAGAACTTGAACTGTTGGAGATTTCTGTAGTATCAGTACCTTGTAACCAAGATAGCACTTTTAGCCTATCTAAGTCGTTTGACAATGCCGAAGATTACGGCAAATTTAAAAGTCAGTTTGAAGTAAAGAAAGAATCAGCTAAAGAGCTTGAGTCTTCTGCACAACAAAAGCCTGATAACTCAAAAAAGGAATGGAATATGGATCCAAAAGAATTAGAACAAATGCTTGCTAAGGCTGCTAAAGACGCTGCTGATGCAGTTGTTAAGGCCCAGGCCGACGCTAAAGCTGCAGAAGCTGCTAAGGCTGCTGAAGAAGCTGCTTTCAATGCTCGCGTTGCTTCAGTTGTTAAGTCACAAGAGTCTGGCGCTGAGCGTCTGCTTGCTGACATCGAAAAGCGTTTTGCTGAACAAACCGAATCTACCAAGAGCACTATTGCTGGTCTTGAAGCTGCTATCAAAGAAAAGGCTGCTGAGCTGGAAGCTATCCAGAAGAGCAAAATGTCTTTCTCTGACAAGCAATCCCAGCAAGAAGGTTCTACCTATGCTGATCGTGAAAAGGCAGTTCTTCTGTCTAAGATCATGGGTAAGAGCATAGAGT